CGCTAACGGTATCTTTAATCTCGTCAAAGGCTTGCTTGATATCAGGAATACTATCTATCTTGATAGCTTCTGTGATTTTTTTGATAGCACCTTCTGGAAGTGCAAGATTTTTGAGCGATTCTCTAAACTCGTCAAGCTCTTTTTGAGTACGTTCATCTATCTTTTGTTGCTCTTCTTTGATTTTTTCAATCTCTTTCAGAGCTTCATCAAAAGCCCTTTGACTAAAGTTTAGGTCTTCTGTGTCCAGAACTTTAACCCATTGATTTCCATCCCACACCCAAATCCGTTGATATTTACCGTTCTTCTCGAACCAAGTCTCACCAATTTTGTGTTCAATGTCGTCATCAGGTTTTTCAAACCAAACTTTATTCCCATCAATGTCGTTGAGGTATTTAGGAAGATTAAGTTCAAACTCTTTTTGATTATTCGCTATAATCTTTTGGCTATTTTCAAGCGCATTGATGCGCTCTGACATACCACCAGTCAAGCTCTTAGAAATCGACTGACCAACCGTACCTAATTTGATAGTGTGATTGCTATCTGTGTAGACGTCATAAACAATCTCAACGACTTTTTCGGTTTCAGTCGTGATTCCAAATTTCGGATAGTAAAGCGGTACAATGTCGCAAAGCTCTACTTCTTCCATGACCCTAAAATCTTGATAGTCAAGTGTTTGCGACAAGTCGATATAGTCAACCTCTATGCTGACTTTAGGAGCGCCGACATTGTTGTCTTTAACATACTTCTGAGCTAACTTGCGGATTTCTTCCGTCGTTGGCTCTTTTTTATTTTTATCGTCGGTAAAATGACTAGACAAATCAACGAGTTGTATTCTGCGTTGAGAATATAAATCAACATAAGCTCCATCGACGATAAATTCGGGCAGTGTCACCAGTTGTTCTTCCGGTTGTTCTTGACTGCCTAATGATTCATCTTGTGGTTTGGGCTGCGGTGTGTAGCGAACAAACGGATAGATAGAGGTGTAGTTGCCATCTAGCAGGCGTTCCTCCTCTACGCTTACGATATTACGGCCATACTCTAGCACAGTAGGTGCTTTGCGTCCCATTTGTTTGTGTAAGATGATCGTGCGATTGTCAAACTCGTACTCACCACCGTATACATCTAAAATCGAGCCAGAGACTCCGCCGAGAGCCCCTCGAGCGTTGCCTATTTTATCTATCTCCCATTCAAAGCTACCAAGCGTCAAAATGTCGCTCTTGATGTCGAATTTATCGTCACCAACAAGATTTTCTTGCCAAATTTCTAGAGCAGATTCGGCGTCTACGCTAGACCCGCTAACAAATGGTTTTAGAGCAATATCTTGCGTGCGCATTGAGATATGACGTGCAAAAATCTCGATGTGGTCTTTACTGTTTCGCAGTACTCGATTGATTTCAAATGTTTGCCATTTTGTTCTACGGCCTGCATCGGACTTAATCTTCATCTCCTCTTTGAACACCGATGCCAATGCTCCGTCAAGAGGATATTTGATATATAGCGAGTAATTGCCATTACGCTCACGACTGACTTTTACCTCATAAGCATCTCCAATCTCACCAAACCCAAAAGTCCTAAACTTGGTTTCTTTGGCTTCATACAAAACTGGTATCATACTTTAACCCCCCAATTCGGGATAGCGGTGATAGTGAAATTGCCAGTCCATGAGATGTTATTTTGACCAACATCGAAAAGAGGCATGCGGTGATGCTCTGTTCTGACAATATTATCCCAAGCTGATAAGACATCTTTGTAGACGAGATGTCTTTCCATATCTATGACGAGCTCCCCCTGCACATTTTCAAGACCTGTTTCGAAACCATTAATAGTTAAGACGCCGTTGCCGCTACCTTTAATTTTAATCAAAGGTTTAGCTTGAACGTTACCAGGATTTTGCAGTGTACCACCATTTACCAAAGATATCTCTTGCTTGCCCGTTTTTAAATATTTGATAGGGTGGATTAAAAAGTTAATTCTCAAACTTCCGAAGTTACGCAAAACCTCTTTAATGCTAAACGGGGTGATGTAGGTTGCTTTATAAACATAATCAGATTCCCAAGATAGTTCTAACTCTTTCCAACCTTTTACATTAAGCCAGTTGCTTATTTCTGACTCAACTTCTGTCAATCGCCTTTTGCTATATAACCTCAGGGGGTAAGAACGTTCAATGGCTTCTAGTCTTTGATTGTCTTTTAAAACAACACCGTCTCGTCCAGGGACTTTTATTTGATCCACGTCATGGAAAGTTGAGTCATGCTCAACATTATTAATAATTCTCAAATCAAAATCTGATGATTTCTTGCCGTCAAATTTGATAAAAGCTGTCATCGAACATCACCTAACCTTCCTCCTTGTTGTTGTATATACCAAGTAAACTCCCTGAACATTCGTTTGTACTTCTCTTGGCTATTCCCATCAGATTCGTTAACATTTACATTTAAAACGAAGTTGTTGTTGGAATTATTTGTTACTTGACTCATCACACTAGACGTTCCCCCGCTAAATCCTGAGGCAATCTCTGGCGTAGCATTAAGCGTCATTGATTCTTTCAATTTTTGCATAGATGAGTCAATGACTTTTCGATCTGCATCAATACCGACAGCGATACCTTGAGGGATAAATCGTCCAACTTCGTCTCTCATGACACGAGATGGAGAGTGAATATCAAGGGCGCTTTGAATAGTTGCGGTAATTCGTGCAGCAATATTTTGGGCTGCCGCTAACGCTGAGCCCGACCCTGCATAGATACCATTAGCTAAACCTTGCATAGCATTAACTCCGTGTGAATACATTGGGTTGCTCATTGTACTAAATGCATTGGTTATCTCGTTTGATTTGTTACGCATATCATTGACAATTTGTTGTCCTTTTTGTGACATTTGTCTAGCCATGTTATTCATTGATTGCATGACTTTTGATGTCCCTTTTGAAACACCATTGCTCAGACCATCTGTAATGTGACCGCCGTAATCTGTAAAAACTCGAGAAGGAGAATTGATTCCCAGTTCACTCTTAAACGAATTTTTAACCTCTTGCCCCATTTTAGTGCTTGCATCGCTGGCTTTTCCCGCACCTTGGCTAATCCCTTGAGATATACCGTTAGGGACTTCTTCACCTATTTGAGTAAAGTTGGCTGCTTGCATTTCTGCATGTAGTCCAGTAGAAATGCCAGTAACCATGCCTTTGACTTTTCCTGGCATTTCCACACCTGCTGAATCCAAAACATTACCCATTGCATTTTTGGCAGTTTCAGTGGCTGCTCTAAATTTTTCTTGCAAGGGTGCTAGCTCTGCATCTGTTGCATCCACAAAAACTTGGGTTTGCGCCGCACCTTCAGGACCCATCCGCCTTAGTTGCTCAATAATACCCTGATCAACACCACGCTCCGCTAATATTTTTAAGTTGTTAGCCCACTGCTCTGTAGCTAATCTATTTTGTTCAAGGTTGGCGGCCATTTGCTCGACTGACAGGGCAGTCTTTTGCTCGATAGCATCAAAAATAGATGTCGTTGTCTCTAAAAGCTCAGAGTACTTAGTGCGCATATTATCTATGGCAGTTCGTTGAGCTTCTGACATATTTTCGTAGGCCAAAACCTGTCTTGCTGTTCCTGCTTCTTCAGCGGCTGCCATTGCATCAGCGGCTGCTTGTTGTGTTTCTGCAGTTTTAGTGTATTCACTTTGCAGCTGAGATTGCATATTTTTAAGTTTAGACTCTTCTTCAGTAAGCTCTGCAATCTTTTCTCTTCTGACAGAATCAGAAACATTGGCTTCTTCATTCCATTTTTTTCGCAACTCTGCATTTTCGGCAAGTTTTTTGCTAACTTCAGAACGTTTTTGTTCAATATTCAAAAGATTCTGTTGTGCTGTTTGCCAGGTGCTCTCTGCTTCCATTGCACTAATACGAGACTTAATTTGATCTGCGTTATGAGAAAGGGAATTAGAGTTTTTATCGTATGCGAGATTCAGTCCATCAACAGAACTATTAAGCTCATCAATCTTATTCTTCAGATTTCGTTTTTCGCCTGCGGTCTTGTTTTCCTTCGCTGCTAATTTAACAATTTCATCGGCTAATTTTTGATGTGCTACGGTGCTTTCTTTGACAGATTCTAGACCCTTCTTACGTTCTTGAACGCCTTCCCTGACAGAATCTTTTAGTTGTTTGTTGCTCTCAACTAATCCTTCTTGCTCTTTTTTAAGCTTTTTAGTCTCATCGGACTCTTTAGTTAACCATGACCACAAACTTACACCGACAGCAACTAAAGCACCAATTGCACCGACTACCCAACCAACTGGTCCTGTTAGAGCTACAAGAGCGGCTTTCAAAGCAGTTACCGCTGCCGTACTTGCTATTGTTGCAGCCGTGGACAAACTAATAGCACCCGTCATAACACCATAAATCACTGTACTTGCTTTTAATACACCTAACTGAGATAGTCTTGCAACCATATCAGCTTTTGTCATCGTTGTACTTACAGCTTGTACTGCAGCTAAACTCCTAATAGTTGTAGCCCCAATACTCATTGATGCAGATGCCATAATCCAAGCTCTATTTAGCGCTTTGATCATTGTAATTGTCTCATTAACTGCCCTCATAGCAGCTAGTCCAGACGCTACGCCAATCAAAGCAGGTGTTAGAGTTCTAACAACTGATATTCCTGCTCCTATAACACTAAACAATAACTTAAATAGCGGTGTACTTGCTTTAATACTTGTATTAATTGCACTAAAAGAAGCATTAATAACGACTTTCAAGCTATCAAAATGCTCAGCTATGCTCTTACCTGTTGCGGCCTTAGATAAATCATCTAAAGCCTTAATGCTGTTAGCGACACCTTTAGCAATTGCGTTTTTAATATTGTTAAAAGAGGTTTCAATTCCCTTGCTGTTTTCTTTTGCTAGCTCCGCAAATCCGCCTATGCCATCGTTAAGCTCAATCAGCTTATTAGCGAATTGATCAAATGTTATTTGACCATTTTTTAACGCTTCATAAAAGTCCCGTTGAGCAGATGCTCCAGCAAATCCAAATGCTTCCGCAGTCTGTTGTAAAGCGTAAGGCATTGTCTCTTGCAAAGTTTTCCAAGACTGCATATCAACTTTGCCAGCTGATAACATTTGAGCATACTGTTCTAGTCCTCTACTTGCAGCTTCAGATGATGCACCGGAAGCTAAGAAAGCATTGTTCAAAGCTAGTGTTAGATTGGTTGATTTATTAATGTCCTTTGTGATAGAGGTCAAACGTTGAGCCGTGCCGACAACCTCATCAAGAGTTGTTGGCAAGCCATCGATTCCATTAGCTAACTTATCTGTCGATCTAGCTACATCTTCAGCGCTGTGCCCCATCGCTTTCATAACTCTGGGGTATTTTTCCAGGGTGTCGAAGCGAGTAATAGCCTTGCCAAGAGATTGGGTAACTAAATCAACTGCCGCTGATGCTAATTTAAATACCCCTGCCCCTACTGCGAATTTTTTAAGAGAGGAGCTACCCTTGTCGCCATGTTTAGCGACTTTGTCTAATTCGCTATTGAGTACTTTTACTTGTTTACCGTCAACGTCGACAAGTATCGTTACCTTACCATCAGCCGCCATCATCTTCCTCCTCTCCATCAACTAAACTGTATTTAGCTTTCAACTTACGCATGTTATCTCTGTATTCTTTATCCCCTTTACCATCATCCTTCCATTGTCGTATAGCTATAATACGTTGCATGATAGTGTTATCCGGCAGAGCATTTAAAAGTGCCTTAAATTCAATCCAAGACAACTTATTTTGCTCTGTAAAAAGGTTAATCTGATATGCTTGTCTAAAACTTGCGTAGATAAATTCAGCATCTAAATCAAAATCAATGATTTTTTTATTGCTTTCTTCTGTTTTAGCAATAGGCATTGGATTTCCTTTAATATCAAGTTGAGGATTTTCAACTTTTGGCTCGTCAATAAAATTAGTTTTGATATAAATCCAAAGATCTACAGCATATGTAAAAGGCAGGTCTGTCCTGTCTAATAAAATATCAAGACATAGCAAGCATTTCTCCGTTTCGTTTAAAAAGTCATCATTGATTACTTCGAAGACATCTAAAACTCTGTTAAAAGACAAATTAATAAGATAGGTTTCACCTCTAAACTCAAACGAATCTACTAATGGATCGTTTAGTTTCATAGACTATCCTTTCTTATACTTTTTCGCTTTCTGCTTAACGATTTCTTCTCGCTCAATAGCTAATTCTTTTAGCTTGGACTCGATTTCTCTGCAAACAGTTTCTAGAGTGTTCTCGAGAGCTTCTTTGTCGGTATACTTAGCGTAGAGTTGTGCAAATGTACCTTCTCCGAATAGCAAGTCATAATTAATCTCTAGGTATTTAGCCTCTAAATCCAAAGCACTTTGAGCAACTTCTTTGGTGACCCCTTTATCTCCAATTTCTTTGTCTAAGTTAGCTTCAATAATCTGCTTTTCATATTCATTGAGACGGCGACTTACTTCGGCCTCAATATCAAAAAACTCAATCAATCGTTCTTGGCTTGTATCAAACCAAAGTTCTACCTGACCGATTTTTACTGGGAAACCTGTGCGCTTTAAGTCAATTACAATTTCAGTCATAATTCCTCCTTAAAAATAAAAGGTTGAGCAAACTGCTCAACCTAAGATAATTCACTTGGGACACTTTCTTTAGGTAATGAATTGTAAGTAATCTTGCAACCGAAAGCTTCAAAATCAGCAGCTGCACCTGACCCAGCGATAATTTCAGAAGCAGTTGCTAGACCAATCCATTGTTTTTGATTATCAGATGCAACAACCTTATGCCAGACTTTTCGGTCATCTCCTGTTTTATATTTCATATCAGCGATGTGTTTTTGAGCTTTATCTTCTGGATCGTATGTCCCTTCAAATGTGTAAGCTCCTTTCACTCCTACAACAGTTGTTTCTTCTGTACCGTCGCCGTCGTAATACGCCTCATCTTCCGTTTTTTCGTCGGTATCATCTGAAATATCTTTAATCCATTTTGCGATTTCCATCCACTCAGAGCCCCCAGCTTCTGGTTCTACACCTCCGTTATAAGGTGCAATAAAGTGCCCACGCAGGGCGTTTTTTTGTCTTGCCATTAATTTTCTCCTTCTATTTCTAGGTGTGCTGTAATATCCAACACATAAATATAAAACCCTTGATCGCTTAAGTCGTTTAAAAACGGTTTTTCAACATCAAGGCTGGTAAACGTATATGAGTCATTAAGACTTGGTAATTTCAAATCAAAATGGGATAGCGCGCTATTAATTGTCCACATTGCATTGTTTGCAAGTGCTTGGTCTTTTGTTTTAATAGCAATTTCGAACGGCAGGCTTATTTCACGAGTGCCATCCATATACTCTTCAATGACCTTACCACCAGGCATCGGGTAGATGGCCAAGTCTTCAACTCTCGTTAAGTAATCTAATCTAGGTTTTATGCCCAAATCTAACCCTGCGATGAATTGCCTTAAAACAATGGCGAAATCATTTGTCATTTAAATCCCATTCCTCTCAATAAAGATTGTTCCCAAGTTTTTACAATTGTAGCATTAGCCAAAGCACGCTTATCCCATCTTTTTCCTGTCCCTGGCGTTGTATACTTTTTAAACTTAAACGAAGTATGTTTATTATATGCACCGCCATAAAATTGAGCCCTTGCATGCGGTCCACTCCACGTTACACCTGCGCTGTTAGCTCTTGAGCTCCCTCTCAAAGCTCCCTCTCTGTAAGGGACGAAGGAGTTCATCGACATCATCACTTGATTGTTCATGATAAGCTTCCCTTTAGCTAAAGCGTGCGGAGATACTTTACGCTTAATACCTCCCAACTCTACTACTATCTTAGCCATTAGATAACCTCTACTTCGTAGCAAAAAACTTTTCTCTTGTGAGGATAATAGATTGGTATGACTTTGCTAACTATGTATTCCGTACCATCATCAACTACAATGGCATCTTTCCAAGTTGCGTCTGCTGTAACCTTACAGTATTTAGGATAAATAAAAATAACAGATGGCTTAGCCTCCTGTCTTGCATTGTTCTTGCCTATATTGACAAAATTACGATCAAACCTCACTGGAGAAAGCACAAAGGGCTCATCATAGATAAACCCTCCGTAATCCCCTGCTCCTTTTACAAGTTTTATTTGTAATTTATCAATCAACATTCTTTTATCTATCATAGCTAATACCTACATATCCTAGACCAACAGCCAATAATTCATTTTCCGCATCTAGACAGAGATTAAATCTATCTGCTAATGTTTTTTGTTGGCTGCCTTGCCCATGTCCAACAGTATAGCTGATACTCGTACGTCCGAGCGACACGCCTGCAAATGATTGTTTGTCATCTGCAGTCATAACGCCCGAGCTATCTAAGTAAGCGACTTGATAAGCAACTGCCCTTTTAACAGCTTTTTGAATCAGAGTTATTTCTTTTTCAAACTCTCTGTAATCATAGCGATTACGACAATAAAGGTTGATAGCGTGACCAGCACGTTTTTCCAATTTTATAAAATCTTCTACCTCATCAAAACCTAGTTCTTCAAATTCTTTTTGTGTCAAAAAAGCGATAGTAATCACCTCCATCGGCTAAGGTTCAAGAGCATCTTCTTCCTCTTTCTTAGCAACCTTAGCCTTAGCTACTTTTTTGAAGATTCTTCAACAGTAATTTTAACGGCTTTTTCAGCTTTATAAAGGTAAACACCGTAATGTTTGTTGGCCACAATTTGATTAATCGCTTTTGTAATATCACGGTCTGTCTCAACCATTGTGTTTCGTTTAAGCATAATACGTAGTGCGCCTTTGCGAACCATATAAGCAGTCCCTTTTGGACATTTGCGAGAACGCACAATTTGTACCCCTAAAACTTCTCCATAAACTCCAGATACAACACGACTAGCTCCGACTTCAGTAGCTCCTAACCACTCCTTAGCAGCATCTAGACGTAATGTAGATGCGTCAGCAGGGTTCATAACGATGACAGTTTCTGCATCATCTTCGTCATTAAAAATATCAAGTGCTTTAGAGACTCCGTCTACAGTAGCGGTAGCTTTTACTGTTTGTGTTGCACCGCTAAGAGCAGTCAATACATCTGCATCAACTTTGTGGTCAATAGCCTCAACGATTTGTTTAGCTGCCTGACCTACTGGATCTCCATATCCTGATAAGATAGCTTCATCAGTGATCTCAACACCTTTACCAGCTTTTTTTATGGTCATTGTGGTCTTTTTGAAACCAAGTTGAGTCATTGGAATTGGTTCACCTTCCGCAACTTCTTCTGCATCTCCAATGTAGTCCCATTTTGGTACTGTTAGGGTCGTCCCTGGTTGCCCTTCCAATGTTGTGTCTACTTCTGCTAGAGGAGCAAAGCGGATCGCTTTTCCTACCTCTGCATCGATCATATCTGCTAGCACTTCAGGGTCTAGCATTTGTGCCATTTTAGTTGTTCCTACTGCCATTTTTTTAATTTCCTTTCAGTTGGTCATAAAGATTCTTGTTTTTTAGTTTTAGGTCCAGTTTCTCTTGATAGGACATTTTTGAAAATTCCTCTTTAGTTACTGTACCTTCTCCATTGTCTGCAGACGGATTGCCTGCGAATGTAATTTTTGGTACTCTATCCTTTACTTGGCCAAAGTGAGGATACTTATCCAAAACCTTTTTGATTGCATTTTCTATACTTGTATCATCATCAACAAGACGTTCAGATAATGCAATCACATCATCAATAGAGTCTGCATTAACACCTAAAGAAACAGCTGCTAATTTTGCATTTAGAGCCTTATTGCTAGCTAAGACCTCTTCCAGCTCTTTATCTTTAGCAGCGAGTACCTCTAATTGCTTTTCTGCTTCGCTCTTTTGTGACTCTTGCCAATTGCGATAAGCCTTCAATGCTTCTTGAGCAGAATTAGCATCATCAAAGCCTAGTTCTTTTATAGCTTTGTTGTAGCCTTTTGAGTGCTCTTTGGTACCTACTCGAGTTAAATCATCTTGAGTAAAAGTTTTATCTTCTGATTGGCTATTTTCCAAGTTAGTGGTCTCTTGGTCGACGTTTTCATTTGTCACATTTTCCATGTGCATTCCCTCCTATAAAGCGATAGGTCGCTGATTTCCGTTCTTTAACGCCTGCGGATAAAGGCATAATAAAAAGCCGTATCGCTACGACTTAGTTTGATTCATAAGTTTGCTCAAAAATATCAGGTTTACATGGATAAAATTCACCATTGACCCCTTTGATAATGTAATCGCCTTTTTGAGCGACCATGTCGCCTTCAAGAGTGGGGATTACAATACTCAAAGTCGAACATAAGGTGTTGTGACCAATAAACTCTTTGATTTTTTCATAGTTTGTACCCGTAAATTGAATTGCTTCAACTTCGACCGGTTTCTTACGATATTTCATATCACTTCCCCCATCTCTTTTTGTAGTTTTTCTTAATATAATCAACATCATCACCGATAGACTTGATAGCTACTTGATTGTCTAGAGTAATAGCTAACAATCTTGCACTTAAATTTGTAACTGTTGACTCTAAATGTGAGATTCTATCGTTCTGATTCTTAATCGCTTCTGCTTGCATGGCATTTTCTGCGTTCAGCATCACAATTGCTGTTTCTAGTTTACGTTTTTTCTTAATGCGTTTATTCATGTTTTTCCTCCTTTTTTGGATACAAAAAAGCACTTAGCCTATTGCCAAATGCTAACAAAATTAAATTGCGGATATCTTATCAACTAACGAATCAAATCGTTTAGCTTTATCTGAGACACTCTCGCCATCATCAATTAAATCAATGGATATTTGTTGTAACTTATCTACTAAGTTATCCCAATTATCATCATTATCTTTCATGTCTAGCAAAGAAGATGCAGACGGTGCTACGGACAATATAAAATCAAGTTCATCATAACTCAATAATTGATTATTCATCAACATTTTTTTGATTTTCATACTTCCTCCTTGTCCTTTCACCAGTCTTCCAAGTAGTTATAATCTTACCTGTATGTGGGTTAATATTTACGGTAACATGGGTGCCTACATAGCGCCTTGAAACTTTTCCACCGCCGTCTACTGCATCAGGTCTAATGTAAATAGGGTTAGCTAATGCAGTAGCGATGTGACTCTCGGCGACGCCCCTATCATAGATTCTTTCTAGGAGGTGTCCGCTAACTTCCTTAATGGTAATTCCATCACTCGTCTGTAAGCCTATTATATCATTGATTAGACCTTTTTTCATCACAATTTCACGCTTCATCAGGTCTGTAACAAACATTTTAGACCTAGACTTACTTTCTGTCAAAAAGTCATTACTATTGACAAAGTGATTAAGTGCACTTTGTTTATTTCTGACATCTGATTGATATTGACTAATCAACTCTTTATCACCCAACTGCTTTGCAACATGTAGCAGCTCTTTGCTTTTACGAATTGACCTCTCAATCGCCCTCTGCTTAGCTTGCGCATTCGCATTAGCTTTAGCTTGTGCAGGAGTGATATTTTTTAGGTGTTCTGGCAATTCTGGCTTACCATTCACACCGACGACAAACGGCGTTTTGGTGTGCTTGCAGTTAATACCTAAACACCCCCCTGGCTCGCCATATCCATAATCTGACAAAGCTAGTATTTTAACTCCATCTTCTTCTCTTGCCTCGCCAGTAGTGACTATTTGGTGTTGCAATGGCGCACACATCTCTCTTGCTGTTGCCTTTTTGGAGTAGTAAAAGGTATCAATGCCAAACTCCCTTGCAGGCGCTTCTTTAGCTTCGTTAAAAACTCGCCACGTAGTTGTGTTGATAACAGTCCTGGCGTAAGAATCAGCTCGCCATTTGCGCCCTGCTTTATCTGTAAAGCCATAAAAACCATTTTTAAACCATTTTATTATAGTTTGATTGATAGCTTGCTCGGGAGTTTTTAAGCCTGTTATAACACCAGCTACAGATTCTTGGATTATCCCTTGATAAGCTCCTATGACACTAATTGGTAGAGTGGTGTTAATCAAATTATGTACATCGTCAATAGCTTGTCTGGCATAGTTAGATAAGTCATCTTGGATATTACTGTTCACTCCTGATTCTCTACCCAAAGCCTCTTCTAACTGCTCATACGTATTTTTATAAATTTTGAACCCTTCATTTTCGATGATGTAACGAAGTTGAGCTTCAGCAACTCCCGAATATTCTGCAATGAGCTTGATATTATCGGCATTTAACAGCCCCATCTCGTGCAACTTATTAGCTTGCCAAAGATAAGGGTTATCAGCTAAACTCGCCGAGCCTCTGGCTTTTATCCTCTCAATCACTTGATCAAATAAATCTAGAGTCAACTGATGATAGGTATCAGATAACTGACTAGCTTCCAAAAGAAGCTGTTCGTCGTTTAACTTAATAGGCTTCTTTTTCATCTAATCACTCTCCGTATAAATGTGTGTCAGTTCGCTGTTTGTTGATTTCGCCAATGATTCCAGTATTAATTTCTGCAGCTATTTCTTGAGCCTTTTCCTCTGTCACGTTTAGTACTTTTTGGATAGCCATCTCGCGAGTACCAAATCCAGCATTAACAACTTTTATCCAGTAATCCAACTCAGCATCTCGATCTGTAAAAATACCATCATCAAGACTTATGCTGATGTCATCCATTTTTGGTATGTCACCTTGATAAAGCTCGTAAGCTCTTGCTAGCTCTAACACAGAGACAATTAGTTCTTTAAGCGACTGCTCAACAAGTGCAACGATGCTATTTCTCATTTGATAAGTATCACTGTTTTCACTAACAATCTCTGTCGCTGTCTTCATGCTCTTCCCATCAAAACTGAACAGACCTTGAGAAACACCTATTTGCATCTCAAATAATGATAAGCCCTCGTTGATAGCCTTGATATAATCATCGGCTCTAATAGGTGTTGTTAGGTCTTGTATTGCAGTTGAATCTAAATCTCTGCCACCCATACGGATATAAACGTTTTGTTCAGACTCAAAGCGAGGTCTTGGAATGACATCCCCATCAACAGTATGTATATTTAGAGCAGTCATACTCTCTGGTACAGCAACTCGACGTTGACCCATCTTAACTTCCCACATAAATTCGTCATAGGTCGTATTGATAAAGTCAATCGTTGTCTTAGCGTTATCAAAGATTGATAATCCCAAAGGGCTATTAATATCCTTGTTATTCATTCCAGGGGTCTTAAGATAAGTAAAGATAGGCCTAGTCACATCTCTAACTTTCGCCTTGTCTTTTAAGTCCTCGTATACCTCAGATAATGGTACTCTGCTACCTACCTTAGTTTTAGCATCTGAGCGGTATAGCTCATTTGAGATAACATAATCATCAGAGCTGTGCCACTCATGGAACTCTATTAAGGTATAGTAGACCTCTTTGCCGTTGATTGTCTTAACGGACTTAATGACAATGGCAGCACTTGAAACATCTTGCGTGTTACTCTGCAGGGGCAAAAAAACAGGCGCTTGAACAAATGCCACTCTGACTCTATCGCCATCAACATAGGGTCTCATAGCTAACCCCCCTAAAGCTAAACAGCTTTCGAGATAACGTTCGAAGTTTTTGTTGAAACGGTCATTTTTCAGTGTTTCCTCAATAAAAGCGTTGGCTTGCTCATCATCTACTGCTATCTCTGCTTGCTCGTTAAAAACAAGACTAGCAATCTTTTTAGCAGCTGTCCGCGCAATTGGTAGATGGTTAAGCTCTCTCTTTTTGGTCTCACCATCCGTATTTAAGTATAGGACACTATCCCAATCACTCTTATAGTATTTTAGATTGGTTGTTATACGTTCATACTCTAACTGACTGATAGCTATTTTAGGATGATCAGTTATATTTGTAAGACTCTGCGTTGTCATCACGTATTTGCTCCTTGTGAAAATATTTTTTATTTTTTGGATTACTCCCATTTAAGCAACTCCTCTAGTTATAATAGCGATGGACAAACACATTGACACTGTATCTAAATTCGTCCATAGCGTGATTGTCTTTATCGATAGGTTTTCCGTTATCATCTCGACTATATAATCCTATTTCTTTCAGAAAGTGGTAATGGTCATACTCTTCATCGCTATGATTAACGAGATAAAAAGCGCCATCTGAGATTATATTTTGGCCACGCTCAATACCGACCTCAATACCTTTGGCTTTGCTAGATACATCTTTAGAGTTGTTTGGTGCTCCGATGGTGTATATCCCCAGCTTGTGCAACTCCTCTCTTAAAGATTTACAAGCAGGGTCTACAAATACCTCTGTATAGCGCATCTGATACTTTTTAACACACCAATCTATAAAAACTTTAAGTTCCAAGGCATACGTTGACATGGCTTTTACTTGACCAGTATCCGCTCCACTGTGATAGTAGTGAGCCACTCGATTAAGTCTGAAGCTTATCTTACCGTTATTTCTAACTCTCGTTATAATATTGCAAGACATAGATGTAGCATCTGATTGTCCACCATCTGCACAGAAATACATTTCTACTGGTTCGCCCATCAAAGCATCTAAAACATTCTTATCAAGGTCAAAAAGGCCATAAATAACCCCTTGGGGCATAACGCGCTGTCCGAGTACATCCCGCTTGTACAGATACGGATTTTTTTTAAGACTACTAATAATGTTTTGTTTACGTTCTTCAGTTAGTATGGGATTATCATCCATGGTCCAGTGTGTCCATCTGGTATTTTGGACGTCAAAGACATCTTTTATTACAGGATGTTGTGGTGCAGGCGGGTTAAGGTCTGCTAGATGATAACGCAACTTAGCTGCCCATGTGCGCCTAAAACACTCCTGAATAAAATCCATATGCAGTAGATTAATCTCGCAAAACACTACAGAGCCTAAAGACATACCTGTAATAGCACCAACGCTATTAACTTTGCCACCACCTTTGTAATAGACACGTTTGTTCCCTTTGGGAGTCATAATCAATAGATGGTCGCCTCGCTCATCGTGTTTAATTTCGCAATTGCCATCAAAAATGTGCATCAGACCTGTACCGTCGCCGTCAATAAATAGCCGATAAGCTTGTTCTTGGTTGTAAGCTGTCACAAGGTGATTTTCGTCGTCAGACTCAATAAGATACCTTGCATATCTGAAATGTCCAGCCGTGGTCTTTCCGCTACGAGGTGTCCCCTCGTTGACTTCTAATTCGTAGTTAAAAGGACGTCTAATGATGTCTTTTTGTTTAGTTGAAAAGATAATATCCATTGTCAATCCTCGCTCTCCACAGCTCCAAGAAGAGCCTCCATGAGGCTTGTATCAGGCTTAGCACCTTTTTCAGCGTCAAGCTTAATTTGTAACAGCTCGATTTCTTTAGCAAGTTTCTTGTCTTCGAGTTCAAGCTCTTTAAATGCTATGTTGTTCATCCCCTCAAGAGCAGACAAAAAAGCGTTAGAGTTTGCTTGTCTTACGCCTTCGTTTTCAATGTCTTGTCTTGCTTTGTTTTTCAGCCATTCGTACTCGTTAAATGCTTGTTCTCTGGACCACAGAGACATGTTAGAGAACTGTTTGAGCAACTTACGATACCTTACCGTAACCTTACCGTTTTTTAAGAGCTCGCTTGCTCTAGAATCAACCGTTTCATCACTCATTTTTTCGGCTTTATATGCTTTTCTATATGCTTGTCTTTGAGACAGTCCAGTGATAATACCTTGGACAAACATTTCTTGTTTCGGGGTCAATTTATCCACTCACTGAACCACCTCCTTCTTTCCTCCATAATAAAAAGCCACCACTAAGTGATGACTCGTATAGGAACAGTCGGAATCGAACCGACACTATCTCGTCGGGTGTGCTTACCCGTAAGCGCGTAACAACAAGTTGCGCATCAGATATTACATCACTGATTTATGTTCCTACTTTTCAGAAGAGCTAAGACCTCTCACAAAATGCTCTTCTACAGACCTTGCACGAATCGAACGTGCATAAGTGCCAGCTAGCATCACTAGGTCCACTAACCACAAGCAAGGTTGCGACCCTTGTTTTACTTGCAATTAATAATAAAAAGCCTCATATCAGAACGTATCTGCCTTTTAAGGGATGAGGGGATTGTCTTTTCCAACTGTTTCCAATTCGGAAATAGTTAGCATTGAGACGGCAGGATTCGAACCTGCGATGTTACTTACGTAACCTTTACCAGCTCATGCACATCTCAACCCACCTCTGGTCCGTCCAGTCAGTGGATAAATAACAAGTTCGATTATAGTTAAAGTTGGCGTCTAATGAAATAGACTAATGGTAGAA